TCATTACGTTACACCCCCCCACCTTCAAAAATATGACCCTGAACCGAATAAAAATAAAAAGACCCCTTGACATCCCACATCTCCCTATGTTATATTGTATATGCCCACTGACGATTGTTAACCGGGCGGCGTCATCGTTGGCGATTACCAGAAACGAAACGATGGCATATATATAATATATTATTCATTTTGATTATCTACCTATTCTAAAGATAATCGAAACCGCCTGATTTATACTAGGGCGGTATTTTTTATTTTAAGTGTTGACAACTATGTCAAACTATGCTATTATGTATATCGAGACGGAGAAAGAAACATTAGCAAGTGTACCTTTCGGAATGTCTCCCGGCTAGTTGCTTCGCCGGTTAGGATTTATTAAGTCTGCTAGAGATAGCGGAAGGTTGCCCACGGGGTGACCTCTTTTTTTATCGTTTTCTCTTTACATTGCTAGCCATTTATGATACACTTATCGTAAAGAAAGGAGAAATATGATGCTATATGAAAATGGAAACTGTTTTATATCTTGTACAAGTGGTTTCATTACTTATTGCTTTGGTGTGTACAATTATAATGTATACAAGAATGATAAAAGCATATAAATATATGTTTAATTATTGCAAGAGTCATGGTAGCAATAAGAACCAGATTACAAGAGAATTTAAGAAAGTTATGAAAATGTTAGGGGGAAAATAGTGGATAATAAATCAGTGTTTGACCTTGTTATGCGGTTAAATAATATAACCCGTGAACTTGACGGCTTGGCATTACAAGAGATGAGACTGATTAAAGAATATGATGAAATTGTTTACGAGTTGTGGCGACGCAATCCCGCTCTTGAAACAAATGAGGATATTCAACCTAAAAGAAAGGTGAGGAAGAAAGATGGAACATAAAGAGATATATTATTATAATCCAAAATACCCGGAATACGGGATTGAAGTACTACCTATTCAATATCTTGAGTGGCTTAGTACAAGCATGGGTGAAAATGGGCATAAGCAAATTCACGCTATTGGTTCTAAGTTTAACATTGAAACCGGTATGGAAGAAGATTTTACTAATTATTACCTAGTATATAACCCTTATTCAGAGGATGAAGACGTATTTGTACACGACTTACCGGGAAATAGGGAGAGAATACTATCATTTAATCGTGAAAAGTTAGAAGAATGGTGGTATGAGGATGTTAAAACAAGATATAATATTATGAAAAGAAGATTGGAGGACTTAGAAGAATGTTTAAACCAGAAATAGAAGGTGTTGTGATGTATATTATAAATAGGGAAACCGGCGCGAAATCCGAAGAAGTCCCTATTGAAAAAGTTATTTATAACCAACACGACATAGAATTTAATTTTGATGACGATACAACATTACCATATAGTGATTATTTATTCTATTGCGATGAGTTTGATACTGTTGTTAAAGTTAAAGGTGCGACTTACGGGGAGACCGAATAATGATTACATATTATTTTTGTAAGCAAATGTTGCAATGTTATGACCATGAGGTGTCATTGGAAGATTTTATTGCAACAATGTTATTCTTAATAACATGTTTGATTACAATTATGATGGATATTGTGTTTGGAATACCTGAATTATTGTATATTGGTTTTAAATTACTTATGAGGAGGTTTGGAAAATAATGGAAAGTCAACAAATATTAGATATAATTATGGTATCGCTAGCATCTATTGCATTTATTGTTATGATAATACACTTTATATTGGATATAAAAGCGAGTAATAAATATTGGGAAAGTATGTATGCAAGAATGAACCTATTTGAAACAAGTTTAAAGAAAGAGCATGATTTACTTAAAAAAGTTCAAGAGTTTGGCGACTGGCTGGATACATTCCACGCTTTAATGTATTCAAATAGTAAATTTGAAGATACCGAATTTAACAAAGGAACATTAACAGCAGCAGCCGATGTTGAGGGTAAATTCTTAGAGATAATGGGGGAATATGCGGATGGCAAAGAAAGTTCCGATTAAACTAGACGGGGATTTTAAGGATATTATTATATCCGCGCTTCGTTATGCAATCCCAAGACACACATATATAGTAGACTCTACTTGCTCTTGGATTGAAGCACATCCGTATTTGCTTGACCAAAGAATGATTGGTATTATGCTGCAAGATGTTAAAGCGCAATTAAAACGATATGAGCACAATGGTATAGACTCTACAATAGCACCAGATTATAATAGATTAACGGCTTTTTATCAATTTTTATGGGATATCGTAAATAATATTTAAAAGTATTTGACAAATCTGAGATAGCGTAGTATAATCAAAGTGTGCGGTGTCCCCTGGGCACTAACCTAAGTACACAGAAAGAGTGTAAAAAGGGTTGAAAGAGGTAACAAAGTTAATGATTAACGAGTTTAAGATTGAAGAACTCGGGCACGATTTTATGGGCTATTCATTACAAAAGGGGGATATTTATACCTTTCACCATTTAATTGTTCCAAACAGAAATGGTGGACCATACGCAAGATGGAACGGTGCTATATTATTTAGTACCCCACACCAATATTTGCATATGATTGAGTCAGTCGATTATAAATACTTCGCGTATATCACAAGCGAGATGATTGACATGAACGTTAAAGGTATCTTGGATGAAAGAAATGTGGAAGCGGTACACGATATATTGTGCGAATTTGAGCATAAATATCGTGATAGGTATTCTAAGAAAGGAAAACGTCTTATAAAAGACAAATACTTAAATAGAATTTATAATAAGGGTCCACATTAGTGGGCTCTTTATGTTTACAGGGAGATAGTTCAATGGTAGAACCGCGGTCTCCAAAACCGCTGATGAGGGTTCAACTCCTTCTCGCCCTGCCATTTATGACGGATTGGTGAAATGGTTAACACATGAGGTTTTCAACCTCAGACCAGGGGTTCAATTCCCCTATCCGTTACCAAATATGTGGGAATAACTCAATTGGTAGAGTTCCAGTCTTCCAAACTGGCTGTTGCGGGTTCAAGCCCCGTTTCCCACTCCATTTTTAAAAATTTACGGGGTTCTGGTCCTGATGCAGAAACATATGGCGCAACTGCTAGGTCAATCGCACTAATGGCACTAATAAACGCGGACCGGATAAAACATAGGGTGCGTGGAGTCGCATGGGCGCCTGCTACAGACACGAGTGTCATCCCCGTAGCAAATGCCGGCTTGGCACAATTGGTAGCGCAACTGACCTGTAATCAGTGGGTTTCGGGTTCGAGTCCTGAAGCCGGCACCATCTTTTTCGCCCCGATGACGGAATTGGTAGACGTCCGAGTCTTAGAAACTCGGGTCTAACGGCGTGTAGGTTCAAGTCCTACTCGGGGCACCAAATTTGCTCGTGTGGTGGAATTGGTAGACACATGGGACTTAAAATCCCATGGCGCGGAAGCGCCGTACAGGTTCAAGTCCTGTCACGAGCACCATGGTCTGTTGGTATAACGGCTATTACACCTGACTGTCTATCAGGTAACAGGGGTTCAACTCCCCTACAGACCGCCATATACTAGGGTAGTTCAATGGTTAGAGCGCACGGCTTATATCCGTGTTGTTGTGGGTTCAAGTCCTACCCCTAGTACCATTTGCTTGATTAGTTCAGTGGTAGAACAACCGGCTGTTAACCGGTAGGTCGTAAGTTCGAGTCTTTCATCAAGCGCCATTTATTGCAGAGTAGCCAAATTGGTAAGGCACCACACTTTGACTGTGGCAATTTCATGGTTCGAGCCCATGTTCTGCAACCATTGGGGGATTAGTTCAGCGGGAGAACACTTGCCCTGCAAGCAAGGGGTCATCGGTTCAAATCCGATATCCTCCACCATTTATTTGCCGTGTGTCCGGGTGGTGAGGGCGCGGTCTTGAAAACCGTTGGGCGGAAACGCTTTGTAGGTTCAAATCCTATGCACGGCGCCATATATGCCTCTGTATTCCGTTAAGGACACGGGTCAGACTGTAAATCTGATGTCATTTTGGCTGGCTAGGTTCAATACCTAGGAGGGGCACCATTATATCGGGGAGTAGCAAAAAGGAAATGCTTGCGCCATAGGGGGCGTAGAGAGAGGTAATAATCGCGTAAATAACTCCTAGTGCTAGGTTCAATTCCTAGCCTCCCCGACAATTCGTCTACTTACTCAAGTCGGTGAAGAGGACAGTTTGCTAAACTGTTAGGTCGTTAATTCGGCGCAAAGGTTCAAGTCCTTTAGTAGACGCCATACAGGTTTATATCAGTTGGTTAGATAGTCTGCCCTACAAGCAGAATGTCGTAGGTTCGAGTCCTACAACCTGTACCATTATTGGGGCGTAGCGTAACTTGGCTATCGCGTTTGGTTTGGGACCAAGAGGTTGCGGGTTCAAATCCTGTCGCCCCAACCATTATATTAGTCGTGGTGGAATAGTAGACACACCTGCCTGTGAAGCAGGGTTCTGTGAGTGCAAGTCTCACCGGCTAATCCATAGGACGTTAACTCAGTTGGTAGAGTGCTGTGCTGATATCGCAGTTGTCATAGGTTCAAGTCCTATACGTCCTACCATTTTAGTATTGACATCCGCGATTGGATGTGTTATATTAGAGTTGTTCAAGGAAATTATTAGTGCCTTGACAAGATTAACTAATTATTTACATAGGGATTGGTCAAAATTCCGAAGAGAATGAAAGTTCTCTTTTTTTTTTGTTGACAAATATGTCAATATATGATATATTATATTCACCTGGCGGTGGACTAATCATCCATTTTATGACTGGTCAGGTTGCTTTACCACTTAGAGAGGAAAGTGGGGTTCAGAGGGCGTCGTCTCCATAACGACGGCAGTCGCGACATACGGGGTGAGATTGACCCCGTTTTCTATTGCACTTTTCGTCCACTTATTGTATACTTATTTTGGAGGGTATGATAATGGAAGTTAAAGTAATTAAATGGGATGTTGACTGGTTAGAAATCAAAAATCTTTGTAGAAAAACTATATCAATGTCCGATAGTAAAGTTGAACCAGGACAAGATTGGAAAAGAAAAATACTACTAGCGGAACACTCACCACTAAGACATAGTCTTATCACAATTGATATTGTGGATATTCCGTTTGCAATGATGGGTCATTTTGTGCGTCATCATGTTGGAGTTACACCATATGTTACAACAAGTAGAGCAGATAGAACAGAAATAAAAGATAGAAGTGAAAGAAGCCAAATGGATTTAGTTTCAATGAGACTTGATTTGAATATTCAATCGCTAATCAATATTTCTCGCAAGCGTTTATGTAAACAAGCAGACCCGGAAACAATTAAGATTTGGGAAGCAGTGTTAGAAGCGGTTAGAGAATACGATGAAGATATTTATTGGGCATGTGTACCGGAAGGTGTTAGAACGTGTGGTTGCCCTGAATTATTTGGCGATTGTAGACAATGCTATCATATGTTAAAGGACATGCCGCCTATGAGATGGTTTGACGTGGAAGAAAGATATAACCACTATAATGCGAAAAGAAGGGTGAGAAAGAAATAATGAAACCCTACTTAGATATTATTAACCATTTCGGGTATCGCAATCAATTAAAGAAATTACACGAAGAATGTTTTGAATTTGTAGAGGCTGTTGATAATTATGAAGACCTAATGTCTTTTGTTAAAGACCCAACGCCACACGATATTGATTTAATGCGTGATTTTGTAATAGAAGAGATGGGTGATATACTAATATTGCTTACTCAATTTATTGCGCGATATCATATTGAAAAAGAAGAATTAGACGCTGTTATGGATTATAAGATGGATAGAACAGCAAAGAGAATTAAAACGGGATTTTACGAAAAAGATATTGACAATGAATAGTTAATATTATATAATGAAATCAGTTAAGGAAAGGTTTTTTAGAAAAATGTTAGTTGCATACTTAGAGCAGTGATAATCCAAAGGTTTTATTTTCTTAGGTGTCATGACTCCTTTAATAATAATTGACACCAAATATTTTATGAATGTAGTTTTACCTTTCCTTACGAAATAGCCGAATAGAGAAGTTAGTCATCTTGCCAGGCTCATAACCTGGAGACCGTGGGTGCAAATCCCACTTCGGCCACCATATTATTTTTTAATCAGATTATGATTGAACGTTATGAAAGACTGGGCTTGCGGTCCAGTAACGACATGTGCTCGTTCCTATTAGAAAGAGGGATACCTCAATCGGATTGGGTGGTGCAATGGAAAACCTGCGCATAGGAGATGATAAAGTGTCATCGAAAGAGTATATGGTAGTTTATTATATGAGTTTATAAAACACAGAACTAGTCGGTTCCGCAATATCGAAAAGGCTGGGAGTGGAGCGTCTACGACGAGTCCCAGTTCGGAATAGAACCAAGAAAGTACTCCGGTGGTATGGAGAGGCGAGTAAGGGCAAAACTAAAAATAAGGAACTTGCGTCGTTGAAGTATATGTGAATATGCTATAAGACTAGTCGATGTCCGAGTAGCGCAAACTGACGTGTGGAAAAAGGTACATATAATAGTTTGGTATAGGTAATGAGAGCCAAATAACAAATATTCCTAAATGCGCGTGAAAGGTGTAGGTATCAATCCTACTTAGGATTGGGTTCCATAGTTTGACACTTCGGTGGTCACTCGAACCCGTGTACAAGAGGACAGGCGGTCGCTCCCCCTCAGGACTTGTATTCCCTAGTGGTTGAATAATAGGCGTTTATGATAAATTAGTGCGAAGAGTACCAATAATAATTTGATTAAAGGGTAATATGGTTGGGGAAATCGTGAAAATCTGCGTCCGATACCGGCGGCACTCAGTTGACTAGCCGCTCAAGGGTAGGCTGGGGAAACCCATTATCAAGACGGATGATTTCTTCTTGTTATTTAGCCGATGTGTTGTATGAAGGGTTAGTGCAGTCCTTCCCCCAATGTCTAAATTTTTTTATTTCACAACTTTTCTTTTTAGTTTGTGAAACCCCCTGAAGTATGATGGGACTAGTATAGTTCCATCTAATCTGGACCGGTAGCCAAGTCTGGTTGAAGGCATCGGATTGCAAATCCGACATATTTTCGCGAGTTCAAATCTCGCTCGGTCCTCCAAGAGAACAATAGGTTCTCCTTTCTAAAATTTTTTGTGAAAGGCACAGAACTATCATTTTTAACCTACCTGTGTCTTTTTTTGTTGACGAAATCACGAACGTGTGTTATAATTAGTGTAGTGAGTAGGTAGTGACTCACGAGTGCATTTTGTTAATTCCAAGCCTAAAGTTCAAAATGATTGGGAGAGAGTAGAGAAAATCTACTCTTTTTCTGTTGCATTTTTCGCGAACATATGTTATATTTTGTTTATAGGGTAACGGGTTTGGAATAAAAAGGTAGGTTTATATGATTAAAGATAACATGCGAATAAGCGGGTTCAAAGACTTTTACGATAGAAAAGATATATTGGCTGCTAGATATATGTTTTTATCCCCAGCCGATAAAATGGTATATAAATGGTATATATACTCAAGACGATATATTCGTGAAAAATTATGCGATGCTATGTGGGAATATTTAAATGCAGCAACTGTTGAAGAACTATCCGACGCCAACACACGATTGATGCAAGGATACGCAAAGTATCGCTGTGAGGTAAATGATGGTAAATATTACTAATGACCGCATACTCGAATATGAGAAATTATATAATAAGGTAAAAGACAGAACCACGCTCGCGTATTTAGATTTATTAAACGCGATGCGCGTTGATTACGAAGAACTTGGTGAAGAAGAAAAATGTATGAACATCTGTAACGAGATTGTTAAACTTATACTAACCAAAGACTTTAAGCGTGACAATATTGATATAATATTATTAGCAACTTATGACACAAGGGCACGTTTGGGTGACTTCAGGTCGTATTGTATTGCATTAGAGTGGAACAGACCAATTGAAAAACAATTCTTTTTACCAAGAAAAAGAATACTTGAGAAGCACGGACTTATACAAGCCATGCAAGATATGGCTGATGATAAACTCGATTTCTTGTTTATATCATTGCCACCACGTATTGGTAAGTCGACACTCGGTATATTCTTTTTAACGTTTATGGCGGGACGTTTCCCAGATAGGTCAATCCTTGGTAACGGACACAGTAACTCCCTAACACAAGCATTTTACAACGAAATTTTAAATATTATGACTAGTGAAGAATATCGTTTTAGCCAAATATTTCCTGGTACAAATATTGTTAATAAGAGTTCCGAGTATTCGTTTCTTGACTTAAACAGACCGAAGCGTTTCCACACAATAATGTTTAGAAGTATTGACGGTGGTACAACCGGTTTGGCTGAAGCCAGCAACGTTTTATATTGCGACGACTTAATCAAGGACGTAGAGCAGGCAAATAACCCCGATAGATTGGAGAAAATCTTCTATACGTATACTTCAACTATCCAGGACAGAAAAGTGCAGAGACTGTGTAAAGACGGCGTCTATAGACCGTGTCCGGAAATACATATAGCAACTCGTTGGTCGACTGGTGATGTTATTGGTAGACTTATTGATATATATGGCGAAGTAAATAGCGATAGAATTAGGATTATAAATATCCCTTGCTATGACGAAAACGGTGAGAGTAACTTTGAATATGATTATGGTAAGGGGTTTAGTAAAGAATATTATCATCAATTACAATTATCAGAAGACCCTGTTATATTTGGTGCGAAATATTTGGGTGAACCAATTGAACGTGACGGGTTAGTATTCACAGAGGACACATTAACATATTATAATGAATTGCCGTTCGGTGAACCGGATAGAATAATAGCATACGCCGATGTATCACATGGTGGCGATGACTATTTCTCGCTTCCAGTTGGATATGTTTACGGGAACGAGGTATATATTGATGATATATGGTTTGAGAATAAGTTTGGTGGAGACGATTATAGTAGACCAAAGGTTTGTAATACGGTTATAAAAAACGCGGTACAAAGACTCGGTATTGAAAAAAATAACGGTGGGGATTTTTTCTGTACCTTAATTGAACAAGACTTGAGAAAGCGAGACTATAGATGTAACGTGACGACACACAACGCCCCCACAAACAAATCAAAACGTGATAGAATACTTGCTTGTCAAAATGAAATCAAAGGTGTTGCTACAGAAGAAAATACATATAGATTATATTTTAAAAGCAAAGAGGCTAGGAAAAATAATCCCCAGTATTGCGCTGCAATGCAACAGTTATTCAGATGGAACCAAAATGCAAATATGCAAAATAAGCAACATGATGACTTTCCAGACTCTCTCGCTGGTATGATTACAAACGTGCTTGGAGTTAAGGTTGGAAAAGCCAAGAGTGTCAACGCTTCGAAATATTTATAAATTTGACAAATGGTGGTAGGTGTGATATAATGTATATTGAAGATAAATATGTAGTTTGCCCAAATTGCGGGAAAAAACTATTTAGAGTAGTAAGCACCAGTGAATATAAACACATTTTTATATGGTGCAAAAATTGTAAGAAAGAAATAGAGATAAATAAAGAGCCATTGAGCCAAAAGTAATTTTTACTTTGGCTCTTTTGTTTGTTAATGAACAGGTGGTGAAATTGCGATGGATACGTCTAAAACAGAGTTAAACTATGGTAGACAAAGAATACTAGTTGATTATACTGAAGTTACATCACAAAATGTGATTGAAATATTAGAGGCTGCTGAGAAAATACATGAAAAAAACAGAAGCGACTGTGATTATTTAATACAATATTTTTTAGGTGAACAAGATATTCTTAATCGTGAAGCAGCGTCTACGTCAAACATAAACAATAAAGTTGTTGTTAACTATGCTCTTCCAATAACAAGAGAAATAGTTGGTTACACATTAGGTAGTCCCGTTGAATTTGTTGCTAGAAACGATAAGCAAGAAGAGGTTCAGATAATAAACGATAGTTATGATTATGAATGTGTTAACACAACGGACATGTGCGCGGCTATATATGCTTCAATCTGTGGCGTTGGTTATTATATAACATTACCTAGCACTGAGATAACAAAAGATAATACACCGGAAATACCACTTGTGGTTGATTATCTTGACCCAAGAAACACATTTGTTGTTCAGAGTAATGTAATTGGTACACCACAACTTATGTCTTGTACCATTATTGAAACAGAAGAAGTGACATATCACATCTGTTATACGGATACAAATAGATTTATTGTTGAAAACATGGAGAAAGTTACAACGGAAAGTAACCCGATTGGTAAAGACCCAATTACAATGCTTGAAAACTCACTATTCTTAACAGGAGACTGGGAACAAGCCATTAGTGTTATGAACGCGACAAACCTAGTTACAAGCGATAGTTTAAATGATATTGAAGGTATAATTAGAAGTTTATTAGTTATCACAGGAACAGAGTTTGAAGAAGGAAAAGAAGACGAGTCTTTATCAAATATCAAATCAAATAGATTATTAACATTAGTGTCACCTGCTGGTGGAAATGTTGATGCAAAATTTATATCGCCGCAACTAGATAGTATTAGTGTTCAAAACATTAGAGAATATTTAGATGAAGCGAGAAATATAATCACTGGTATCCCAGATAGGGATAACAATACTGGTGGAGACACCGGAACAGCCGTATTAAATAGAAACGGTTGGACGGATATTGAAATCGTTGCTAGATTTAAGGAAATGTTTATCAAGAAAGCGCGTAAGAGACAACTAGAAGTCGGATTAGAGATATTAAAAAGATTAAATCTAGTTGGTGACGATATGCGCGTGCTTGATGTTGATATAACAATCGGTAGACACACAACAGATAACTTATCAACTAAAGCGACAGCGTTTAGTACATTGGTGGCTACTGGTGAACTTGCTACAATAGATGCGTTAGAATTATCTGGATTAACCACAAGAACAACCGAGGTAGTTGAACGCGGTAAGAAGGAAAAAGAAGAACGTGAAAAGAAAGCCATAGAAATGGCACAACAAACCGGAGACCAAAACAATGGTAACGGAAATGAGTCTACTGGCGATGAACCAAAGGACAGCAAAAACGAAACAGATAAGAAATAATTACTGAGCCCGTCGAAGTCTTAGGATGTTCGATTAAAGACCCCAGTCTGCGGATGTAAGGCAAAAGGCATAGTTCTTATATAAAATTTGCCCAAGTTGTAGGGCGTTTAAATAATTGCAACTTGTATGCGTCAGAGAAGACGTTTAATCACTACAGAGGAGGAAATATGAATTTCGAAAATTTAAAGGGTTTGCTTGGCGAAGCATACCACGAAGGAATAACAGCGGAAGAAGTAAATAATTTCTTTGCTGGAAAAAATTTCGCCGACCTATCTACAGGTCAATATGTAGATAAAGCAAAACACGACAGAGAAATACAAAACTTAAATGCAACGTTAACTGAAAAAACAAACGCGTTAAACGCTAAGTTAACAGATGATGAAAAAGCAAGCGCGGCGAGAGATGCTGACAAAAAAGAAATTGCTCGTTTAACTGAATTGCTAAAGCAAAACACATTAACTAGTAATAAGAATTTAGTAGTTGGCTCACTTGCAAACGTTAAAACAATCTTAGGTTTAAAAGATGATGACGCTGATTACAGTGCATTTATGAATAATATAGTTTCTGAAGACGCGGACAGAACCAGTAGCATTGCTAATTATGTAGCAAAGATTACAAACGATGCTTACGAAAAAGGTAAGAAAGACGCGTTAAAAGACAGTATGGGTAAGTTCGGAAAACAAAGTAAAGGTGACGCGGGCGACGGTTCCAAAGAAGTAAATGATTTGGGAACCAAACTTGCTAAACAAAGTAATGTTGGAGCAACTCAAACTGTAGATTATTTTAAAAGATAGAAAGGATGTAAGATAACATGGCTAACTTAGTAAAAAGTTATGACTATACTAAAAACCAAAAGCAAATCTTAATCGGTATGGATAGTTACTATATTGCAATGCCTGCAATAATTAACGGAACTGCTGGACAAAAAGCATTTGCTGGACAACCTCTTGCTGGAGATATCACAGATAGAGACGCTGGATTTACTGCAGTAACAGGTGAAGCAATCGGTGTATTATTACACGATGTTGTATTTGACGAAGACGGAAAGGCTAATGGAACATTAGTTTTAGCGGCTTGCGTTGACCTATTAAAATTAGAAGACGCTGTTGTAACAGCAATCGAAGGTTCTACAGGATTAGATAGAATTATATTCGTGAAAGGAAGTGCTATTTAATGAGTATATTTGAATTAGTAACTGCTAAGAACATAGCACAATTCTGGTTAGAAAAAAATCTTAACCAACAACCTTTACTAGGAGAAACTTTATTCCCTAACGTTAAAGAAATTGGTGTTAAATTAGAATGGATTAAAGGTGCTAAAAACCAACCAGTTGGTTTAAGACTATCTGCATACGATAGTAAATCTATTAGAAGGGACAGAAAAGGTTTAGATAAATACGAAACTGAAATGCCATTCTTCAAAGAAAGTATGTATATTGACGAAGAATTAAGAAAGAACTTAAACATGTTGGTTCAAACAAACAACGAACAACTTATTAACCAAGTTTTAACTAAAATCTTCGACGACGAAATTCAACTAATTAACGCAAGTTATATCACTATGGAAAGAATGAGAATGGAAGCGTTAACTACTGGTACAATCACATTATCAAGTAACGGACAAGCATACTCATACGACTACGGTGTTGAAGCAGAACAAAAGAAAACAGTTGCTACATCTTGGTCAAACCCAGATGCTGACATAATCGGAGACATCGTTAACTATGTTGAAGAAATGAAAGCAAAAGGAATTGAAATTACAAGAGCAATCGTTAACTCAAGTGTTGCTAAGAATTTCAGAACAAACACAGCAATGAAAAACGCTATTTATGTATTTGCTGGTGGAACTGTTAATATAACTACTGCTAGAGCATTAGATTATATCTACAACGAAACTGGTGTATCTATTTACGTATACGACAACGTTTATGTAAATGAAAACGGAGAAGCAGTTAAGTACGTTCCAGATAACACAATGGTATTATTACCAAACGGAACTCTTGGACAAACTCACTTAGGTGTAACTCCAGAAGAAAGTGATTTAATGAACTCATTAGCAGCAGAAGTTGAATTAGTAAACAATGCTATTGCAGTTACAACTCACACAGAACACGACCCAGTAACAGTTGAAACTAAAGTATCTATGGTTGCATTGCCTTCATTCGAAAGAGCAAATGAAATCCTAATCGTTGACACTGAAGCGTAATTAAATGATACGTATATACAAAGATAACGATAACAAATATGTAACTAAAGGGGCTTATGAAACTTTTTATAAACCCCTTGGTTATAAAATTGTTTTGGATATTAAACCTCAAAAGATTGAGGAACCAAAAAAAGAAACTAAAGTTCAACTTGATGAGGTAGTTCGCAATCCAAGACGAACTAGGGGAAGTTCAAAAGAGAAGAATATTGAGGGTGAGTCTAATGATTTATCTAATATCGAATAAATATTACATTAGAGTTGCACCAATGAGAT